TGTTCCATTTGTAAAACCCCAAGGTGCAAAGCTATTTGCACTATTAAAGGTTGGGTTTTTAATTTCGTTAATGCGGCTAGCCTTCATGGTGATGTGCACCTGGCGAGCCTCATCAAAGTCTGTAACAGCTCCAGCCTTTTCAAACTGCGCTGCATCAAAGTAGTGGCGCTCACCGCTGTTGGCGTTAGCGACGTTAGAGATAGCAATCGTAGGGGCTGCGTAGTAAGACTCTTGAACACGGTTAACAGTAGCTAAGAAGCCAGAGCCACCTGCGCTACCTATAGATGTTCTATCAAAAGAGAATATGGTTGTGGTATCTGAGCCTTTGCCACCGTTAACAATAGACACAGAAGAAACTGACCCACCAGAGATAGCAATGTTTGCTCTTGGTGCTGTTGTAAACACCTTGCCGCTAACTCTAGTTAATGGAATGTTTGTATAAACGCCATCGGTATATCCAGAGCCTGCAGTAGCAAAGAAAGGATTTAACGTAATGTTGCAGGGACCTTGGGCAGTTACCACCGCTCTTGTAGATAGGGCTCCTGTGGCATTTGTTGCAGGGTTACCTGTAGTAGTAGACATAAATGTTCCGAAACGGTCGTACCAACTTATGCCTGCTGTAAAACTTTTTGCTGCTGATAGGGCTGCGCTATAAACGCTAAAGGTATAAGTGTCTCCAGAAATAATAGGGATACCCAAGGTTCTTGGTGACGTGCTTCCACAGGAGATGGTAACAACTTGCGGGGAACCTGTTGAGTTTGCAACAGATAGAATACCTTTTCGTTTATTTGGGTATAGCGCAGGGGTTGTAGGTTCCGCATAAGGGGTTGGGTATGGAAGAACTGCTGGGTAGGCATCTGCCTCTTTATTAAATGCGTCAATTAAAGCAATGTCTGGACTAGAAACAATAATTTCTATGTAGCTAAGTGGGTCAACACCTGTAATAGCTACAGGAGTGCTGGAGTTGTAACCAGGAGACTTAAATCCACTAATAGTGATTTTATCTCCAATCTTGTAGCCGTGAGCTCCTACAATCATACGAAGGTTGTTATTATTAACTTGGTATTTGGTAACAGACTTTGCACCTAGTTGGGATAAAGATGCTGTGCTATCTGGAGTTGTCCAATGTCCAATACCTTCTTCAAATGAAGAGTCGTTGTAATCCAACATCAGGTTGTGACTTACCTGTAGACCTTCAAGTGTTGGGTTAGGGGTTCCCTCAACAGGCGACGGGCAAGCCCATCCTGTAAATCCTTTTATGTATTCTCGTAGACCTTGTGATGAGCCCTTTTCTTTTGTTAGCTGAACAGAGTCTCTAACAAGGATACGAGACTGTTGGAAACCAATCTCTGGCTCGTACTTAAGTCCAAACTGATTTAACAGCAGGGGAATAGAGGTTGCTGAAATTCTTTCAAAGTTATAACGGTCTGTAATAATTTCAGCTAGCGCCCTTGTGTGGTCTAGCTCATAGGCAAATAGGGATAGAAAATTATATAAATCATTGTTATCTGTAGCTTCAGATGCAATGTAGGGTGTTGTTAGCTTATAAATCTGTGGCAAGTAGTTGTACATCTTGTCAGCTGTGCCGTAGTTTTTTACTGACATACCTGACATTCGGCCCGCTAGTACCCAAGTAAGTTGTACAGAGTCAAATACAAAAATAGAATAGAAGAAGACCTTTGACTCTGCATTTGTAAGAGAGGTTTTATCTATATAGAACTGAGGGTCTGCTCGTCTAGTGGTTTCAAATACATTATCCCCATCGGTTACGTTTACGGGGAATCCATAGGGGCTTCTTACCAAACGCAACTTAACCCACGCACCTACTGGGCTTGTCCAAAATAGGGTTAACTGGTTATACCCAGAGGACAAAGCAAAGACGGGGTTAGCGTCATAATTAAGAGCGTTATCACTACCATAGTAACTTAGAGGGAAGCTTAACGCGCTGTAGTAATCAAGACCATACCGTGCCATTAACTAATGCCTCCGCTTGTTGTTAGGTCTATCCCTACAACGGTGGTTACTCCAGCAACCTTGGTTGTTTCTAGCTGAGGAAGTTCATTAACTGAACAGATAATGTCTTTTACAGATAATAGAGATACTTTTCCAACAGGGGATACGGCAGCCGTAGGGACGTTTGTACTAATAACCGCGTAGTTAAAAGTAGTAGGGGCTACAGCAGTAACAACAAAGGTTCCATCAAAAGGAGCAGTAACACCACTTACCAATACAGTCTCTCCAACTTGAAGGTTGTGAGTTGCTGTAGTTGTAAGAGTAGCTACGTTATTTAGTAGAACCTTGTTATTGATGCTCCATACCTTGTCTTCATCTTTTCTAATCATCTTACTCATAGACACGCGAGAAACGCCATCTACTTCTTTGATGACTCCTAAAACGTCTGCCGTAGTTATGCGGTCATTAAAAGATACGTTATCAAAATCAAATAGCTCAGCAATAGCCTCTTGAATTGAAGACGTTACCTGGGCATTTCTAAACTGTGGCAATACCACACACTCTAGTTTAAGTCTTACGTCTACGTAAGCAGGTGGCTGAAGTGTGATTGAAGTTCCTGGAGGTGTCTTATCTTCAAAGAACTTACCAATATCAACTGCTAAGTTATTAAATACATCTGATGCTGTCTGTCCGTCTGCCTGTAATCCAGAGTCACCGAACGGTGCAATAAAGATAGTTACACTGCTGTACACATCTGAGATAGAGTTTGCCTTTGCAACGTTTGGTACTTGAATAGCGATATTAGAGTAGTCAGACAACGACACAGCGCGGTTAAGTGCTCTAACGCTTCTAGGGGCGTTGATACGAATAGAGTCTGTGGTCTCTGGGTCTGCCCCACCTGAGGCGGCACCAGAGGTCTGTCCAACATCTTGGTTGCTTACAGTAAGGCCAATAGTGGAATTGGTTTTAATAAACTTAATAGTATTGGCTGCAACGTTACCAAATTTTCCGCCGCCAATTCTGTACGTAGCTCTAATTGAAGCCTGGTTTGCTGGGATGCGACCACTGATGCCGTCACCAAATTGAACATAGGTTGTTCCTTCAGCATCTGTAAAGGTAGTAAAAACTGGGTCGTAATCTTGGTAGTCAATTAAAAACGGTACGTAAGAGTACTTAACTCCAGATACATCTATCTCAATACTTCCCGCAATTACTGGAGATTCTGGAAGCGGGTAGAACTGGTTAGCTGCACCACCAGATACGCCTATCTCCCCCTCATCAGGACGTGTTACTGGGTCATACCCAACAGTCTCACCTTGGGTAGCAGTTACTGTAATAGAACCATTAACTGTTGATACCTTCGCAGGCACGATAACTGCGCTATCAGTTTCAAAAATAATTTGGGTTGTAGAGCCGCTGTTAACAACGGTAGTCGATACCTGAGTTCTTTTTGGTACGGTAATAGTGTTACCTGTTGAGTTTTGAAAAGTCAATAGAACTTTTGCAGCCGTAGACTCTGTAGGTGTATACCCAAGAAGTCGTGCAATTTTTAAAACGTTGTCTCTTTGACTAGAGGTGGTAATGAACGCCTCGTTCAAAGAACGGTCGATATAGTAGTTAAGCTGGTCACCCATATAGGCAAACAACTCAATTAACGTCATACCAAAGTCTGCTGGGTCACGGTTGGTCCAGTTAGGCGCAAAGTATGGGATTAAAGCTTGCATCTCCTCTTTGAGGGATATGTAGTCACGAGAGGTGTAATCTACTTGTGGGACATAGTTTTCATTTGCCATTATTTGACCTCCTGTATTACCTCTCCAGCTCTGGAGAATATCTTAGTCTTTATACTTAAAGACTCCGTTAGTGTCTGTTGAGACTTTCTATATTTAATATCTAACTCTAAGGTTCCACCACTATCTAGGTTTGGGACTGCTTCTATAAACTCTAAGTAAGGAAAGAACTCTGTAAAACATGCGGATACTGCCTCAGTAGCAACTGCTATGGCAGTATTTTCATCTTCAAATAGTGTCTCATAAACTGCGCTTCCAAAGCTTGGGCGCATCACCCTCTCGCCTGGACGGCTCATGATTGCTAGTACGAGCCTGTCCTGGATAATCTTTTTTTCATCGTTTGTATAGGATAGTTCCCCCGCTGAATTAAAAGAAAACGGCAGCGCTATAGCTCTCTCTATCACAGTTCTACTCCCATCCATACTGGAAAGTTAGGGTCCCCACCCTCAAACATAACCCAGACTTTTTGTCCTAGCTTAGGTACTAGTCTATGCGGTGTATGCTCAGGTGTCAGGTTTGTCTCCTGTTCATCATTCCATTTGTTATCTTCATCAGCGGTTGTTTCGTGCTCGTGGTCAAGACTCAGACTGTTGCCTGTGTGGTTATTGGTATGAGCCAACGTCTGGGTAGCGCTAAAAGTATGGGTGTGGGAACCAAAGGTGCTTACTGTTGCTGGACCAGATGTTCCTGATACAGAGACCGCATGGTCTGCATGCGCGTTTAATAGAGCCGCAACTTCAGCGGCTAAATGCTTCTTATGGTCAGGGTGGTTGCTATTGGATGTAACAGGAAGACATGCCCGTGCCCAGCCAGTTTCTGACTGACCTAGTACCTGAGGTACCTGTAAACGAATACGGTTGTCTTTCTCATCATCCTCTACATCTACGCATATGCCTAGGTAGATTCCATAAAATCTTTTATCGTCTATCATCGAACGGCGTTGCTCCTTACCCTGTTAGCCACGGTAGGTGACTTAATCTTCTTAGGAGTAAAGGTTACCCTAGTAGTTTTTTTATCAGCAACCCAGGTAGATGGTTGTTTAATTTTTGCAGTAACCTTTTGTCGGTTTCCAATTTTTCCAAAGCTTCCTTTATTTTGAGCACCACTTTTACGGGCTGAACTCTTTATAAGAGGCTTGCTAGTCTTTGGTTTACCAGAGGCCACACCAGGTTTTATCTTTCTTTTTGGGCTTCCAGGTACTGCAATCTCTAGTCCAGCCACGCCGTTTACAGAGCCAAGAGAGTCAGTGCCTACAACAATGTTAGTAACATAGGTCGGTACATTTCTTTCAGTCTCAATCATTACGTGTTCTGTAGATAAAATTGTCCAATAGCCAGAGTAGGTAGCCCCAATCCCCGCTAGGTATACAGGCATATTAGGTCTCAAGGTGGGGTCACCAAGCACACTAGCAGTACCTCTGTATGGAAAAGAGTTCCTAGCCTCAGCTGCTTCTGCTTCATACGTTGCAATCTGAGGGTTAGGCGCTACAACTAAAGAGTTAAAACGGTCAAAGAACTCGTCTTGGCGTTTTGTTTTTGTAGTCTTATTTCTCTTTTGTTTAGTTTGAGCCATAGCAGCTTTAGAAAATCTGTCTACACCACTAATAGCTACAGCGGACTTCATCTCTCCGTCATACTCAATAGACTCACCAATAGAAGGTTGAAAGGCATATAAGGTAGAGCCAGTGGAATCACTAGCGTCTTTCATTATAAAGACCTTTGCCGCGTCCTTATACAACTCGTAGTCACTCAAGATAGGTTCAAAATAGATATCAGTGTTTTCTCCACGCAGGGTGTACCCAATCTGCTTTGCTAACCGCACTGCAAGTTGCCAGTCGGTATACCCAGCTTGAGATACCATTTCGTAAACTCTAGGGTGAGGCTTTCCTATAAAACGCAAACTGTGTTTAATACAAATTTCTTTTATAACTTGGTCCGCGGTGCAATCTCTATAGGTCTGTTGGGAAGCTTGCTTAAGGGGGAATGAACCACCTATACATACAACTTCTGTAAACATTTTGCCTGGAGTAGCGGATGGGGTAATGTGATGAATGTACCCAAAAAAATCTCTAGGTGTAGTGTTTGAGGACAGCTTAACTTCAATAGGAGTTCCTGGTCTAATCGATTCGTACTTAGGGTCCCAATCTTTAAACGTTAATACCAATAGCTCATGTTCATATGTTTTTTGCATGAGTACGGCTTTATACACAGACGTTGGGCCTTCAGGAGAGTCTGGAAAAGAAACACTTACAAATTTAAACACGTGGAATCCTCAGCACAGTTCCAGCTGGAATGTTAAGGACGTCTTTAATTTCAGGGTTATGGTCCAATATAATCCACCACATGCTTGAACGGTTGTAGTACTTATTACCTAGCTGGTCTAAGCGCTCCCCTTCTTTATATGTGTGCTCGTAGTAGGTAAGCGTTCCTATATCAGGAAAATCGTAAAAAACAATAGGATTCTCATCCCCGTTAGGGGTAGTAGAAACAAAGTCAACAAACGATGGCTCGTATCTAGAACCTAAATATATAGTCATGTTTCCTCCTAAACTACTGTAGAGCCAGCAAAGGCGTCACAGCTAAACGATACGGTTGTGCGTAAAGGAATCATGTCTTCTGTAAAGTAGGTGTGATTAATTGACATGTTTGTTATCCATCCAACAAAAGAAAGTTGCTGCTGAGCATTAGGGCCAAATCTGAAACCAAGAAGGCTTGGGGATAGGAATCCAATGTTAGCTGTCTTCTTAAGCATAAGGGTTGCCCACTCACCAGAGCCTTGATTAGCACCGTTTCCATTTAGGGCCTTGAACAAATACTCAAGGTCAGCCATGGTTCCAAACTTCATTAGGTCATTAATTTTTTCCATATTTACAGACCCAAGTGCAGAAGGGTAATAGCTCATAGCACTAGTTGGTATCTTGGAATACTTACTCTCTCTAACCTGTGGGCTGTTTGCGTTTACCTCTACAGCTTTTGGATGGTTCATTGAGTTTGCGTATGTATCCCCAGCCATACTTCTAAAAGCTGCAAAGTCATTTACACGGTCTAACATAATTTGAAATTGATAGGTCTCTTGCCCAGGGAAGGCACCAGCTACTGAACGGAATCGGTCAGCTGATGATGGGGTTACGTCCATGTTTCGTGCAATAGAAGACGAAATTGTTTCTGGGTTCCATAAGAATTGAAAACCATATTTATAGTTGTTTTCTTTTCCAGAGCCCTGCTTTAATAGTTTATTTTCTGCATCTCCTTTGGCCTTCGCTTGTATCTGAGCTGCTGTCTCAATTACACCGCCGTCTTTGACAGCAGAAATATCGTTTCCGTTACTCCAGTGCCAAATAACACCTCTACGTAGTCGGTGGAAGTCACCTTCGTGATTGTTTTGTGCATGGTTTCCATCACCCTCATAGCCGTCTACACGTTGAGGTCTTACAGGAAGGCTCCACTTATGTGGCGGTAAGTTGTAATCATAATCTCTTGGCGGAAATGATTTGTTAGGCCTTGTATCTGGGGTGTTATTACCTACCAAGTCACCATATTCTTTCACAGCTGTTTTCTCTAACGCTTTTCCAATAAGAGTTAGCCCTAGTCCAACACCGAGTCCAGGAAGGCCTCCGACTTTTACAACCCTACCTGCTCTACTAAGGGCGACACCAACAGCTTGACGGTTAAGTCCAGAGCCAGCAACCGTAGAGGCAGCCGCAGCAACAGCAACTGTGGGGGCTGCTGATGACGCAATACTTCCAGCTGTAGTTGCAGCAACGCTAGCGTTAGCTAGGTTGTTAATTCTTTTTAAAGAAGATGCAGTTTTAACTGTATCTTTTTTTACAGTAGCTTTCTTTTTTTGAAGTGCCTGTGGTGGAACAAAGTATGGCATTAGTTTTTAGCCGCCTTATCTAGAGTCTCTGAGTTTGATAGAGCCGCCTTTAGGGCTGCAATATTGTCTTGTGCGCTTCCTCCACCAGATAGGTTTACGGTAACGCC